CTCTCCATTTACCATGGCAGATGAACACAGTGGTCAAGGCGGGAGCTACCTGCTGGATCCCGAAACAGGCGTTCGCACTTTAATTATGCGTACGCTTCCACCACAACCATCACAGGGAACATCCGATGGCACTGCTACTACGCAAACGCCTGATTCTGATCGAGACGGAGTCGACTTACGGGACGGATCCAACGCCGGACGGAGCCGACGCAGTTCTGGTAAGGGATCTGAGCATCACACCTCAGTCAAGTGATGTAGTCAGTCGTGACTTGATTCGTCCTTACTTGGGTGCATCTCAACAGCTGCTGGCAAACACAAAGGTTGAATGCACTTTCAGTGTTGAACTCGCTGGGTCCGGCACAGCTGGTACTGCTCCTCAGTACGGCAAAGCAATTCAAGCCTGCGGATTGAGCGAGACTATTGCGGCCAACACCTCAGTTAAGTACGAGCCTGAGTCAAGTGGATTCAATAGCATCACCATCCACTACAACATTGATGGCGTTCGCCACAAGGTGACTGGTTGCAGGGGCAATCTGACGTTGAATGCAACTGTTGGCGAGATTCCTTCGTTGGATTTTGCTTTCACTGGCATTTACAACGCTCCAGATGACACTGCGTTGCCAACTCCGACTTATGCCAATCAAGACGATCCTGTGATCTTCAAGAATGGCAATACCAGCAGCTTCCAACTGTTGTCGTATGCAGGAGCTTTGCAGTCCATCTCCATGGACCTGGGAACGTCACTGGTTTACCGCGAGCTTGTAGGAGGCACTAAAGAGGTGTTGATTACGGATCGTGCTGTGTCTGGCTCTGTTTCTATTGAGGCGGTGCTTATGGCAACCAAGGACTTCTTCGCTGCTGCTGTTGATGACGATGCGGCGTTAGGCAACCTTCAGTTCACCCATGGATCTGTTGCGGGCAACATTGTTCAATTCACATCCTCGAAGGTTGATATTGGCGATGTTTCTTACGGAGATCAGGACGGCATTGCGATGTTGGAGATCCCTTACACCTGCGTGCCTGACTCTGCAGCCAACGCTGAGTTTGATTTGATCTACACCTGATCAAACTGTTTGTTGTGATTTTGGGAGCCTTTTCAGGCTCCCTTTTTTTGTGTAAGCTAATTCTGCTTATGCACTTACCCAATGGCTTTTGTACGTAAAAAGGTAAAAACCTTCAAATGGCCCGTACAAGTAACAGAACCTAGCGAAGACCGTCCAGGCGAATTTGACAAATTTGAATTTACGGCTGTATTTAAGCGAGTAAAACTTTCCGAACTTAATTCCTTGGGGGAAGACTCAGGACTGCCTCTGCTTAAAAAAGTCATGGTCGGCTGGGAAGGAATCCAAGATGAGGAAGGCAAAGACGTTCCTTTTTCAAGTAAGGAGCTTGAAGAGTTCTCTGATGATGTCGACTGGGTAAAGGCTGTACTTGCGGCCTACACCAAAACTTATGAGGGGGCGGAAGCGGGAAACTAAGAGAGGCTGCGATTTATTGGGCGTCCGGCGGCAAAGAAGTCGAGGACAAAACCAATGATGATGCAGCTGCTTTCGGGATAAGCCTGCCAAAGCCGAAGCCAAAGGAGTCTACGGATTTCGAGGTTTGGGACGAAAACTGGGATGCAGTCATTATGTTTCTGCGACTGCAGACCCAGTGGCAGGTTTCAATGAGTGGATATGTCGGATTGAAGTATGAGGTACTGCTAGGTTCCGAAGGCTTGTTTGGCCTCTACAATGTGGAGGATCGTAGAGACATGCTTGAGCGCCTTCAGATAATGGAGGCGGCAGCCCTAAAGGAACTCCGGAAACGCTCTGATGGCAAAGGCAATTGACACTCTTTCCATCAAGCTTGATTTCAAGGCGGGATCTGGCTCTCAGCAGATAATTGACAAGATTGGAAATTCAATAAAAAATTTAAAAGTAATAGCAGGTCAGACGGGACCTTCTGTAGAAAAAGTAAGAAAATCAATAAACGATTTTGCAAAGCAAGGAAATAGAAGCATTAGCACGATTGAAGGGCAAGTCACAGCCTTAAGGGCTTTAAGAAGAGAAGCAGATATAAACAGCAAAGAGTTCAAAGAGCTAACTGCTGACATTGCAAAATATGAAAGACAGCTAAACAAGGCTCAAGGTCGAAGAGGTGGTGGTGCTCGTCAAGCAACACAGATAGCTGGTGCAGTCATTTCTGGCGGAATCTTTGGTGGCCCAGAAGGCGCAATCGGCGGCGCGCTGGGTGCCTTTGGCGGTGTGCAAGGAGCTTTTGCTGGTGCTGCAATTGGTGCTCAAGTTGGTGGTATCAGGAAAGCTATTGGGGCAGCAGCTGACTATGCGGCGCAAATCCAAAAGCTAGAAATTGGACTGAGGGGCGTTGTAAGTAGCGAGTCTGAATTTCACCAAGCGATCGCAGCAGCAAATTCCGCCACAAAGGATTTTAATATTTCAGCTGTTGATGCAATCAGCGGCATCACCAAACTTTCGGCGGCAGTTATTGGAGCGGGAGGCAATGTAACAGATGTGGAAACTGTCTTTAGAGGAATTAGTGCTGCGGTTCTTGCGACCGGAGGTAGTGCAGATGATGTGAGAGCTTCGATCACTGCGATGGTGCAGGTGTTCTCCAAGGGAAAAGTAAGCGCAGAGGAACTTTCTGGGCAGCTCGGCGAGCGTTTGCCAGGAGCAGTAGTCCGCTTTGCCAAAGCCGCTTTTGGGACAGGCCCTGAAGCAATGCAAAAGCTGCAGAAGGAGTTGAAGGCAGGCACGGTTGGGCTGAACGAATTAATGCTTTTCGCTTCTGATACAGGACTTGAGTTTGAAGATCTTGCTAAAAAAATTGCGTCAAGTTCTGCTTCAGCCGGGGCTCGGCTTAACATTCTTGTAGATGCTTTTAGGCTTGAGCTAGGTACTGCGATACAGCCTATCGGTGCTCAGATTCAAGATTTTGCTGGAGAAGTACTTGTCGAGTTCAAAGACGAGATTATCGCTGTAGTAAAAGAGCTTGGGAACCTTGTACTAGGACTTCTTGCTTTAGCTAAGTTTGTTGGTGACAACAAAGAAATAATTGGATTTTTTGCAGGCTTAGCCTTAAAAATCAAAGCAGCACAATTAGCTATTGCAGCTCTCGCAGGAATTAAGACATCATTTGCTGGAGTGGTCGCTGCGGGGACTAGCGCCAAGATCACGGGAGATGTAGCTCAGACTTCTGCGGGCAAAGTGACAATGCTCAAGACCGCATTAAGCGGTTTATTGGGAATTGGGATAGTAACGGTAGGCATCCATTTCATAACTAAAGGCTTAGGGGATTTAGCGGAATTTAATCGAAAGGTTGAAGAAATCAATGAGGGGATAAAGAATCCAGCTGCTCAATTCAAGGGCATGACTAGGAAGCAAGTTGAAGAAAAGCAGTCGGAAATGAGGAAAGAAGCTGCTGAACTGCGAGCGCAGATTGCGGAAGATCAAAAGCCGGACAGCAGCGCGGCTGCAGGACTAAGGCGACTTATACCCTCAAGCCTTCTCCAGCTGGCTGGTCAAAAGACTGATTTGGATGTAACAAGAGAAAAACTCTTGCGACCAGGCCTCCTAAAAGAACTTGAAGAGGCTATTAATGTTGACGCTTCTCAGTTTGCAGACAAGCCAAAGCCCACTGTATTTAACCCCTTAAATCCTGACAAGCCAGGTGGATCAGGCGGGACAAAGCCCAAAGACATATCGAAAGCAAGAGCCGACGCATTAATCGCTGCTAACAATCTTAGGCAAAAGGGTGTACAGCTTACTAAGGAAATGATTTTGGCAGCAAAGAATGCTGCGCTTGCAGACGCTGAGTCTTTACTTCCTCAAAAACAACGAGTAGAAATCAACAAAATCAACGTAAAAGCTGCTAATGATATTTTCGCGTTGGAGAAGGCAAACAGGAAGCAAGCAGAAGATAAGATCAAAAAAGAACAAGAAAAAGCAAAAGCCTTAAGTGAAATCAAGTTAATAACAGGAGAGATCACTCAAGAGGAATTTGATCAAGAGAAAATTAGGGAACGAGCTATTGAGCTAACTAAGTTGTTTCCTGGGGAGCTTGAAAAAGTGCGTTCTGCCCTCGAAGAAGCAGCAAGTCCTTTAGGCAAGTTCAAGAAAGGATTAAGGGATGTCTTTGAGTCTGCAATGGATGTGAAGACTGCCTTGGCCGAGGCTGGGGTTCAAGCTATCTCTAGCTTTGGTGACGCTATCGTCGACTTTGCGGTAACAGGTAAGGCTGCTTTTGCAGATATGACAAGATCAATATTGCAAGATTTAGCCAAGATATTCCTTAAAGCTGCACTGTTCAAAAGCATCTCTCTTATCCCAGGAGTTGGCAGCTTCTTGGGCTTGGGTGCGGCGAATGGAGCCGTTTTAGGTAAGAACGGGATTGTGCCTTACGCCTCTGGTGGAATCGTTGATCGTCCAACTTTCTTTGAATACGGCAAAGGCGGTGCAGGTAATTTTGGAGTGATGGGCGAGGCAGGTCCAGAGGCGATTATGCCTTTGAAGAGAGGGCCTGGTGGTCGTCTTGGCGTTGAAGTAACGAACCAAGGCGGGGCTGTAGAAGCTATGAATCGCTATTCGCGAAGAAGAAGTGGTTCCTCTTCTGGCGGATTGGAAGCACTAGAAAGCCAGATGGGCGAAGGATCCTCAGCAACAGCACCAATCGACGTTCGCTACACCGTGGAACGTATCAACAGCGTTGATTATGTAACCGCTGATCAGTTCCAGAGTGGAATGCAAAGTGCAGCGGCACAAGGCGCACAACGCGGTGAACAGAACACGCTAAAACGATTACAGATGAGCGGTAGCAC